AGAGAGCATCACGTCGAGCAAATCTCTGGACTTCCCTGCTTCCCTTCCCCACCCCAGGCGAACCATATATTCACTAGTTTCACGATACGGAAGGTAACGAGATTGACCTTCTTCGCGACACGGATTACGCACCAAATAATGGCGAAGAAAAACGAGCCCTTTATCCCCGATGAGAGTGCCATGTTTTTCAAAGGAAACAAAGTTTAGGCGCCCACGTTCTTCGCGCAACACAACTCCGAAATAGTCCCACAGAAATTTCTTAAAGGATTTTTCATTAATATACTGTTCCAATTCTTTAACCCACGGCAGGGCTCCAGCGTGATCATCTCCATAAACAATAACGAGGAGTAAGGCTTGAAACAAATATTCATCGATAGTTTTCTGGAGGTCAAAAGGCATCTGCGACTGGGTAAGAGTAACGTAAGCAAAGAAATAGAAAGCCATAACCCACGAGTTCATATGTGAGGTGTTGAAACATCCTGACGGGACTTGGCCCCTTAGGAGGACCCAAATTTTACGCAGAACATGCGTAATACGCTCAGAAACAGCCTCAATCAGCTTTTCAACAATTTTTACCATCAACGGGTAACCCGGGGCTGTGGTATCGAAATAAACCAAACGACTTGAGTAAAATAATTTTAGAAGAAACTCCTTAACGCCATGATCAAACCCTTTAACATCACCATCCCATAGATAAGTTTTAAGCTCGTAACCTTCCTGGATTTTCAGTATATTCGCGAGCCGATCAGCACCTCCATAGCTCCAACGAAATCCGATCAGTATCATATCTCCACGCTCCAAAAGCATAGCAGGAATAGATACCAATCGCTCTAAAAGAACAAAGAAAGTATTGGGAATGACGAAAGATCGAACTTTTTCAGACCACTCCTTCCACTGAATCTCGGTCCACTGTTTAGTAAATGAAAAATAATACTCATCTTTAGGGACAATTTTCCAGAAAACTTCAGGGTTAGTATCTCCCAAAAGAAACGATATAACAGATTCAATAGAGGCTTCAATACACTCAATCTTATGACCCGTCCCTGTCACCTCGATAGGAATCGGGGCTGGAATTTTAACGGTCTGAAAGTTTTCATAGCCCTGAGATGATCCAAGATACATATCACGTAGTGAGCGAGCTGTCAATTCCGGACGGACAGTGCCAAAGTAAGCCTTTGTTCCAAGTCCATTATAAAGGCGATCTAAAATCTGGGGAACCAACGGGACCAGTTCCGTGAACAACCCAGGCATTCGATGTGCATCATTAATATTTTTCGTCACTTGTTTTGCCCACTTATAGCCTTCCAAACTCGCAGACCCAGGTATTGCATGAGGCATACCATTAGATAGACCAAAGGCTAACCAATAAAGAGATTTACCTCGCATTGCTAAGATCTTAAGAGGTACAGTAGGATCATTATTCCAACACTGAGCAATCTCTTGTGGAGTAAAATGTACGGGATTCTTCGTCCCCTCACTCTGCTTCTCTAGATAGGCAAAATAAATGCCATCTGCCATTTTAAAGCACTTTTCAATATCAGGATGAGGAAACTTTCTTTGGACAGACTGAGGAACAGTATCAATTGGAATAGGAGGCATAATAGGCTTTGCATTAGAATCACTTGCTATCGCACCACGAATAATGGACTCCCCCGGATACTGAGAGCGTAAAACAGGATGATTTCCTATTAAGTCAACTTCTTCTGATGTTCGAACCATCAACAAAGCTATCATATCATGGTCGGTACGTCTTACCCCATGGGGGGACATGCGCTCCGCCCGCACTTCGAATCCAATAAATGGATACTCTACTCCTACTAACTTGAGGCAACAAAGACAATTATTGTGTGCACATGTCGGATTCTCCCATTCTTTTTTTAAAAAGCGTTCTTCCAAAGGTCGTGATTTATAAAAAAGGTAACGCAAAACGGGGTCTTTCGATTTTCGAGCTATGGCCTGCACTGTATAGGGATAACTCCCACTGTTCTCACTGGGATTCGGTTGA